GTTCACCATCAACAAACTGCAAGTCGCAGTCCGCAACGAACTCCGTCTGCTGGTCCGCAACCGTGTCATCGTCATCGTCCAAGACAACAACAACCGCTATTGGTTGCTGGGTTCTGCAAACGGCTTGGAGGCAACCGCTGGAACCGCTGGAACTGGTACTGCCTTCGGAGATAGAAGTGGCTACGAGTTGACCTTGACCGGGATGGAACCCGACCCGATGTTCTCAATTGCATCCACAGTCTTTTCACCATCGACTACGCAGATACTCGGTTCGTAGTATCTTCGCATCAGGTTTTCATCATCTGAGGTTTGGGAGGGCAGTCAGCAATGGCTGCCCTTCTTATTTTTACGGCCATGAAGATTTGTATCGTTTACAACGCCCATCCAACCGGGTGCAGTTTCTATCGCCTCGAAATGCCGAACGCATACCTTGGCGACAACTACCCGGAGTTTGACTATGTGTGCGTCGAGAATATCACCACGATTAGCGACGAGGGGCTTCGCTCGATAGACCTGTTCCTGTTCAGCCGTTTGTGGTGTCAAGGGACCATGGAGCAGGTGGAGAACGTTTACAAGGCTCTAACCCAATACGGAGCGAAAGTCATCCTTGACTTGGACGATTACTGGGTGCTTGAATCGGGCCACATCATGTACCGCCATTACCATCAAACTAAACTTGCAGAGGTCATCCGCAAGCACATCAAATTAGCCGATTGGGTTACCTGTACCACCGAACACCTTGCTGCTCGCATACGGCCTCTAAATGCGAATGTGAGCATCTTTCAGAACGAACCCTACGAAGCCTATCAGCAATTCATCCCCAACCCCGAAGAGGAACCCGACAAGCACCTCGTCAAGTTCGGTTGGTTCGGAGGGGCGCAGCACGGAGAGGACATGGAACTGCTCCGTGAGGGGATGCAGAAACTACGCTGGGACGCAAATCTTGACGGCAAATACCGGCTCTATCTTGGAGGGTGGAACGACAATAATCCCGTTTACGAGGGCTACGAGAAAATCATAAGCGACCAAGGGAACAACCCGAACTACGGACGCATTCAGGCTGCTGACATCTATTCTTACGTCGGTGGCTACAACTTCGTGAACGTAACCCTTGCACCGCTCCGGGACACCAAGTTTAACAAACTCAAGTCCGAGTTGAAGGTGGTCGAGGCCGGGTGGATGAACAAGGCCATCATCGCAAGCGAAACCATCCCTTACACGGACGTAATCAAGCACGGAGAGAACGGGTTCTTGGTTCCCTACAACAAGCCGAAAGATTGGTACAAGTACATCAAGCAGTTAATCCTTGACCCCGACCTGCGTAAAGGCTTGGCTGACAACCTCACGAGGGACATCAAAAAGCAGTTCAACGTGGCCGAAACCGCCAAGAAGCGAGCGGAGTTGTACAGGCAGATTGGGCGCAAATTGTGAAATTCGGGGGCATCGCACATTTACAAGCAGATGCTTTACCTGAATCCCAACACGACCAACACCCTGACGGTTACATGGACCGAGCGTTCCAGCACCGGGGACCGCTACATCTTGCGTTTGACCAGCATTGCCAAGAACACCACGACCGATTTCACCCTGCTGAAATCCTCAAACCTGTCATCCTACACCAACCGCTATGACCAATTTTCGATTGCCGTGGGTTCGATTGAAACGGGTTCCTATAAATATGAAGTTTACGATACCAATAGCACGGTTTCAGCAGCCCTTGCGGTGGTTGAAACGGGCTTGGCATTTATACAAACCGCAACGATAGGGTTCAACACCTACTCAAACACAACCACTTACAACACCTTCCTCGCATCCAGCGTGAGGGTATTCGATTCAACCTTTGACCAATCCTTCGCATGAGCGTACAAACACGAAGCCAACTCCAAGCGAGTGCTGCTACCATTACCAACGAAACCGCTGCCGGGGCAAACACCGCATCCCGTGTGGGGGGTCTATTCGACGACCTTGCAGACACCGCCACGCTTGACCGGGAGCGGGGCTTTGCGAACCTTTACCTCGATACCAACACGGCTTTCACCCCAACGCAGGGGCAAAGGGTTAAGTTGACAAGTGCGATGCAATCAGGCGTTTTGTCAACCTACAATTTCTCACGAACTACCAACTCGCTGACCTACACAGGCACAACGGGTGCAACCCTTCGCATCGCTGCGTCCATGGTCTTGGCACAAGGCAACAATCACCAAATCAAGGTTTACATCGCCAAGAACGGCACAACGATTGACCAGTCAATGACCGACATCACAACGGCTCACACGAACGGCCATGCGATTTACACGGAGGCTTACGTTACGGGTGCGGTCAACGATGAGTTCACCATCTACATCAACGCAATCGATAGCGGTGCAAGTATCGCAATTTCAGCCCTTTCATTCACAGTTCACACCCTATGAGCAAGTCAACGCAGCACTTCACCCAATGGTTGGGGATAGAGCATAAGGTCCCAGTCATGCTGGAGAACCGCTCCGGCAAGTACATCACCTACGGCTTTGCGAACGAATACCCCTACTACCTGCTTGACAACTATCGCAGGTCGTCCAAGCACAACGCTATTGTCAACGGCAAGGTCAACTACATCATGGGCGGTGGATGGCAGGCAGGGGATGATTTGACCGTGGAGCAACAAGCCCGGTTCATCAAGTTCTTCGACGGACTTTCCAGCACGGAGGACCTAAACGACATTACCGAGAAACTGGTCCTTGACTTGGAGATTTTCAACGGGTTTGCGGTTGCGGTTACTTGGTCCAAACTTGGCACGATTGCCAAGATGGAGCATATCCCATTCGAGAAGATTCGTGTGGACAAGGAGGAGAAGATGTTTCAGGTGGCCGACTGGTACAACGACGATATGATGCAGTTGTTCCCGAAGGTGGGCGACATCGAGAAGATTCCTGCATTCGACCCGGAGAACCGCCTCGGAAAGCAGTTGTTTTATTACAGGGTCTATGCTGCAGGCGTGAAGCACTATCCTCTCCCCGAATATATCGGTGGGAACGCTTGGATTGAGGCAGACGTGCAAGTCGCCAACTTCCACAACAACAACCTGCGAAACAACTTTTGGGGCGGTTACTTGATAAACTTCAACAACGGCATCCCGACCCCCGAAGAACAGGGGGACATCGAGCGTCAAATCAAACGCAAGTTTTCAGGAACCGACAACGCTGGTCGTTTTGTTGTAACCTTCAACGACGAAGCAGCGAATGCCCCGACACTTGAACCGCTCACTCCGTCCGATATGGATAAGCAGTTCGAGGTATTAAACAAATCAATCCAGCAAGAGATATTCATCGCACACCGTGTAACGAATCCACAATTATTTGGGGTGAAAACCGAAGGCCAATTGGGTGGACGCAACGAATTGGTCGAGGCTTACGAACTATTCAAGGCCACCTACGTCAACGACCGGGTGCGCAAAGTGGAGCGGATGATCAACTACTTGGGATCCTTCAATGGCGTTGAGGGTATGGAACTGATCCCGGTGGAACCCATTACCGAGCGACTAAGCGAACAAGCCCTCTTGCAAATCATGACCCAAGACGAACTTCGGGAAAAGGCAGGTCTGCAACCGCTTGAGAAACCTGCCGACGTGGTTGGACCTAATCCCCAACCCGACGAGCAACCGCAATCCGTGGAAGCATTGCAGAGCAACGACAACATCAAGAAACTATCTGGCCGTGAGTACCAAAACCTGATGCGAATTGTCAGGCAGTATATGCAAGACAAAATCACGCTGGAGATGGCTCGGACCATGTTGTCAGCAGGCTTCGGTTTATCAGCCCAAGAGATTGACACGATGCTCGGAGTGCAGGCCCAAGAGTTCAGCGAACCTCAATGGGGCCAAGAAGACGATGAAGACTACGGATGGGGCGAAGAGGAATTTAAGGTCTTGGAAGTAGTTGCAAGCAAGTTTGGAAGCCATGCCGACGACTACCACGTCATGCACTCCAAGCCGATGCGGTTTGACTCCAACATAGACGAAAACATCCGCTTGGCCTTTGCCGAACTGGGAGAGGAAGAGAAAGAGTTGGACCTGAAGATTGAGGCTTACCGCAAGAAGAACCGGGACGCATCGGTTGAAGAAATGGCCAAAGAGTTCGGTGTGAGTAAAGCCAAGGTCGCCAAGCGAGTCGCTTACCTAATCACCAAGGACCGCTACCCTATCAGCCGGGCGGTGGACAAGATAGCCGAGCAGAACCTTCCCAAGAATGTGAAGGAAGTTGCCGAGCCAGTCTTGGAAGTCCGCTACAAATACGCATGGGCCACGGGTTTCAGCAACAAGGACAAAGGTTCCAGCCGTGAGTTCTGCAAGGTCATGCTGGACTTGGCCGGGCAGGGCAAGGTTTACACACGGGAGGACATCGACGGGATTTCTGCAATCATGGGATATTCCGTTTGGAATCGCAGGGGCGGTTGGTATCACACACCGAGCGGAGTGAACAGGCCCCAATGCCGGCACGTATGGGAGCAGCAGTTGGTCATCCGTAAAGGCAACAAAATTTCAAAGGCATGAAGGCACTCTTTATAAGCGAAGAAACGCTACTGGACAATAGCATCATCAACGAGAACGTCAGTTACACCCAAATCCGTCCAACGGTTGTCAAGGTGCAGGAGATGCGGATTCAGCCGATTGTTGGCTCTCCGTTGTACGGGGAACTGGTAAACCAAGTGGTCAGCGGTTCAACGTCTGCACTCAACCAAACGCTGCTGGAGGACTACATCCAGCCTGCAATGATTCAATGGCTCTACTACGAGTTGCCGATGGTCTTGGCCTTTAAATACATGAACAAGGGTATGGTCCGTAGAACGAGCGAAGAATCTTCCCAAATGAGCATGGAAGAAATCACACGGCTGACCGATAAGGTCAAGAACGATGCCGAGTGGTACTCCGAACGCATAACTCGCTACCTCATGGAGAACCGCAACTCCTATCCGCTTTGGAACTCGCCTCCATCTGCTTTGGATACGATTTACCCGAACGCAACCAACTACCGCACCGGGATGGTCCTTGACCGCAACCGAAGGATGGGAATCAGCAACTTGGATTACCCCTACCCCTACGGTCAATTTGGGGCGTGTAATGACTGCTAACGATGGGCGCACACAAGAAGAATATACTGAAACTGCAGACTTATGTCATGGATAAAAATCAAGCAAGCCCTGCTGGACCTTGCCAACAACCACCCGCAAGTCAACTCCTTCGGGACGGGCGACCCTCTTGCGGTAGGCACGGACAACACCATCAACCTGCGAACCCCAAGCCGTGAGCGAATCGTCTATCCGCTCGTTTTTGCGGACGTTCAGTCTGCAAGTACTGACGCTGGTACTTTGGACCTTGTGGTCGGTGTCTATTTTAGCGACCGGGTGGAGTCCATCAAGCCGATGGGCGGAGTGGTTTCGGGCAGCCCTACGCTGGGTTGGCAGGATAACGAGGACGAGGTTTTAAGCGACCAACTGCAAATCGCACAGGACTTCATATCAGCCCTTACAAACGACCCAAGCGAGGACTGGACCCTTAGTGCCTCCGTGTCGCTTACCCGCTTTGTAGAGAGCCGGGATGACCGCACGGCAGGGTGGCAGGCGACGATGACCTTTGAAATACCCTACGGTCATTCAGTTTGTGAAATTCCAAGTTAAAAGACATTTACAATTAAACGCTAAAAAATGCCTACACCCATATTGCAACAAATGCTCGGACAGGGCGGTACGATGGAGTTTATCAATGGAACCGTTACTGGAAAGAACTACGACTTCTTGGTAGTCAACACCGCTGCCACATTCACAACCCTTACTGGAACTGGAAGTGAGAACCTGCTAACCGCTTACAACTTTTCGGGGGCTTCTATTTCCGCTGGCATCGTGATAAGCGGTCGCAACGGAGGCAAGATTACTGCCGTTACGCCTTCGGTGGGTTCCGTCATCGGTTTCACATTCCTGTAAGCAATGCTGATAGGCTACGGCTACGGCTATCCAACAAACCAACTGCTTGGCGGTGGCAATCCATTTTGGCTTGCCTTCAACCAACGTGCAGACGCTGACGGGGCTTTGCCTGCGGAGGCTGCGGTCAATGGATGCCTCCAAACCCGATTCATCAACTCCTTCCAATCTTACGCTTTCTTCGTCTTTTATTCTAACTCTTGGCTACCGTTTATGCAACGGGCGAATACCGACACGGCTGACGCTGCGGAGGTTCGCTTCATCAACTGCCTCGAAGTCCGAATGTATAATCTTTTAAACGCATAGCAGATGCCTGCAAGCCCATCACTCCTTATCGTCCCTGCCCGCTTTAAGACGGGGAAACTTTACACCCAAATCGCTACGACTTCGGCTGGGTTGGTCCTTGGTTCATCGGGGGACTTTAATGTAACCCGTGCGACAACTGCGACCCGATTCAATTCGGCTGGCTTGATTGAGTCCGTGGCTTCGGGTGTGCCTCGCTTGGATTACTACACCAGCGGTGGAACGGCTGGCTGCCCTGCGTTGTTGGTGGAGCCACAGTCGCAGAATGTGGCAAGGTTTGTCAATCAAATGACCGCTCAAGATTTCCCTGCGGCATCGGGAGGAATGACTATAACAACGGGTAGCACGGACTTCCTTGCACCCGACGGAACAAGTGGAAGTATCACCAAGTATGTCGGTGGTGCAGCGAGTGGTACAACTCAAAACGCTTATTACACAGGCGGTCAAGTAACTGCATCGGCATCGGGTGTTCACACTTTTAGTTTATTTGTAAAGCGTGGAGCAACTAATCCGCTGAATTTTTGTGCGATTAGTTTTGCATTATTTACAGGAGCAAGTGGTACTGCGGCATCCTATTTTAACCTTGCAAGCGGAACGGCCATAACCGCAGGGGCAAGCGTTCAAGATTACGGGAACGGATGGTATCGGTTATCAACGGCTCCGTACACATTGGCTGCTGCCGACTTATCGGGTCAAGTAACATTTAACATGGCATCCACAAGCGGAAGCGTATCCTTCGCCACATCAGGCGCACTCAACCTCACCGCCTACACTTGGGGAGCGCAGATGGAGGCAGGCTCCGTAGCCACCTCCTACATCCCCACAACCACAGGCTCGGTAACCCGCAACGCAGACGTGATAAACGTATCAGGCGCAGTCAGCGGATGCATCGGGCAGACCGAGGGCACTTTGTATGCCGAAATAGTGGCCCAACCTTACAACAACGCTTCCTTCCCTGCAATCCTTCAAGTTGATGATGGCGCAGATAGCCAACGATTTGCTATTTTCATACACGCAAGTGGTGGAATCCGTGTCCGTTTAAACGCAAGCGGAATAAACTTGGGGATAGATTCAACGAACCCAGCGACGCTTGTTGTAGGCCAAACATACAAAATAGCAGCAGCGTTTGGATTTAATGGCTCGCAAGCACTTTACATTAATGGGGTCTTTCAAGTTTCGGGAAGCGTTACTGCGGGTCCGTTTACGGCTGCATTAAACCGAGTAATGCTTGGGCATCGTGGTGGTATTTCCAGCCCATTCTTAATCCGCTCGGCTGCCCTCTACACCACCCGCCTCACCAACGCCGAACTCGCAACGCTGACAACCCCCTAAGATGGCCACCTTCCGCAAGTTCGCCTTCCCCGACGGGGCCACCGCTGACAAGTTGCTCGCATCCCTGCAACCGCTGGACTTCGCCGTGCCGCTCGGACACCTCTGCGCCGCTACCGATGCGGAAGGAAACTGCATCAAGACCCGCCCCGAATTTGCGGTGGACATACTATTCCACGACACCTGCCCCGAACCCTTGGCCGCATTCGTCGTTTGGCCCGAACCCTG